TCCATTAATAAAAAATTTATCAGCACCTGCACTAAAAGCATTAGTGCCAGTTGCAACTGTAACTGTAAAAGTAATAGTCGCCATGTAAGCCTACGCTCCGGTAATAGTTACTGTAACGCTTCCGTTTGCTCCAGCTAAATTATAAACAATTCCATTTTTAAATAAAATACCTGAACCTGGAACATAAACTTCCAGACCTTCTGTATTGTAATTGTAAGTTGCTACAGCATTACCTGGTGCTGCTGCATCTGCAGAATCATAAAAAATTATAGTAGAACCTGCAATACCTTCACCTTGTATTGAAGTAATTCTAGCTCTACCTGCTCTTGCNAGAGTATCTGCTCCTACAGTAGTCATGTTTAAGGTTGTTTGGTCGCTTGAAAAAGATCCGCCGCCTGACATATATATTCTCCTTTTAAATTTTAGTGTGGGCCGAAGCCCACACTAATTAATTAATTACGCTGTTAATTCAGGTTGTGATTCACCTGCTCTAGCATTGTCTACCATAGTGTAGTGAAAAGTACCTGTTACAGTTCCGCCGGTTGCTGCTGAACCACCTTGACTACCAGTAACTTCTACATTAGCTGGAACACCTGTTGCTATTACTAATGGGCCTACTCCTGTTGCAGAAGCACCTTTAAGATCTGCATCTAGTTCAGGAAAAAATCCATCTGCATCAGCTGCTGTTCCGATATCAACAGTTGGGTTAGTACCACCTGTTGCTCCGCCTAAACTAATAAATTGTGTAGGTACAGCACCTTTTGGTAATTTNAAAATTACACCTGTTGTTGCTGAAGTTCCAACTCTTAATGGTACTGGTGTAGCACCTACTGGATTAAATGAAACTATTGCAGATAAACTTACATTAGACGGTGTAACGCCTGATGATTTNTCTTGTCCGCCGTATGATCTTACGATCCCTTGAAACGATGTTGTTGCCATGATTATATTCTCCTAGTTATTTGCATAGAGTCTCTAGGCCGTAACGCGCTATACTTCACGTCGCCATGCAAAGTTAATTATGTATAGTGTGATATTTATATATTATTTTTTAGTAGAGTGCAAGAGAGCCCTAGGTATTTATGCATTTCAGCGATGTAGCTTTTGATTAAGTAGCTACAGAAACTTGTGGAGCAGAACCTTCAACAATATTCTGTCTATGGGCAATAGCTGCTTCTTCCAGCTTAATGTCAGTGATGATTTGTTTAACTTTGTCATCTATTCTGACCATTTCAAGAGTATATCTATTATTAGATAGATGCTCTTGTTCCCACTTCAACTCCAAGGACCTTTTTGCTTTGTATAGGTCTTGTATCATTACTAACCTCCTCATAGGTTATTCGATAAGGAACATCCGAGAACATTCCCGATAATTCCCAAACTATACTTTTTTCTCCCAGTTTGTCAACTATTGCTTGTTCTAGAGAAACCGCATCATCATTAGATTCTACTTCAAATCTACCGTGATAATCGTATGCGTATATGTTTATTAGGAATTTTTTCATGGTTTTTCTTTCTACTTAGTAATTGTGGCGAGACTATGTCCCGCCACAAAAATATAATTATTACGCTGTTCCTGGAGATCCGAAGATACCTCTAGGGTCAGAGAATCCAAAAGAATATCTCTCTCTAGCTTTGTATCTAACATTTCCAGTATCAAAGTCACCTTCCATAGTCGTTTTGATAGGTGCTCTAACGAAATGTTTAAGACCATTTGGAACATCTGTTTTGATAAAGAATGCATCTGGGTCAGTTAAGTAGTGATTTACTACATAACCTTGAGGAATCATCCCCATGTTTTTAAGTGCATTGATATCATTATCAGCTGTACCTACTCTACCTTCAGACTTCATAAGTCTTTCAGCAGTAAATTGTAACTCAGAAGGAATAATCATTTTCATTCCTCTAGCCGCAATTTTTAGGCCTCTCTCATCAGTGAACGCTGCAATGTCAATTAACGATTGCTCTAATGAAGTTTCATTTAAATCTGCAGCCGTTGCTAACTCATTACTGAAAGATCCAGAAAGAGTTGGGTGGTCGGTAGCTAATAAAGCTTTTCCGTCTCCACCTGCAAATGATGCATTGAAACCATTATTTAAAACAGCCGCGCCTTTAACTTGCTTAGTGTTCGCCATAGATCTTGCTAGTGCTTTTGTATATCTAGACGCAAGTCTGTCATACAAGTTATCCTCAATCGCTTCTTCAGTGATTGCGAACGCTAGCGCGATCGTTTCGTTTGTGTAACGAGCCGTGAAAGTTTCTTGCGCATCATCGTAAGTTACGCCTTGACCTTCAGGTTTTACAGCAGCATTTGCAAAACCACTTAACATTACTTCTTCTTCAAAAGCTCTGTCAGATGATTCTTGATCAAATATTTCTGCCGTCTCGTTAGCATAGTTTTTGTATTCTAATCCGAATAAAGCATTCAGACCAGGCTCTAGTTCTTTAACTAGTTGTGCTCGTGATATAGCCATAGTTTATTTCTCCTTATTCGCTATTAGTTATATAAATTACTAGCTGCAGCTTGTACAACAATTACATTGCCGTTAAGTACAGTTAGATCATTATTTTTAGGTTCGTCAGCACTTCTAACTAATTTAAACATCTTAGTTCCTGCTGCACCGCCTGCTATGTTAAGTTTAACAGTAGACTGTCCACTAATTGGATCGGCTGCACCACCAGAGGTAGTACTAGTACAATTGTACCCTGCGTCTCCAAACATAGATTGAGTTACTGCTGCGTCAGCTTTGATTGCATACTCTTGAAACGGATTGTCGTTTACATAAGCACAGCCATCATTGCTGCCTGTATTGTAGTCAGTACCAAATGTTGTTCCAGACGCTACAGAGTTAGCCCATGTAGGCTTACTTGTAGAGTTGTCAACATAAAAGGCACCGTTGAATACGCCGATAATTGGTGAATGTCCACTGTTTGAGTAAGTAGCTCCGCCGTTACCGCCGTCGTCAGTAGTAGCGAAAGATGCATCTTGTAAATAACCTTCATCTCCACCCGAATCTTGGATAGAAGTTATGTTATTTTTAAAGATACTAACGCCAAGTCCTGACTTAAGCTTGTATTCAGATTGTCCTGAAGTCGCCGGAGTATTTCCGAGATTCATTACCATTCTTAGTCCAAACCCTGTTGCTTGATTTGCTGCCATAATATATTCTCCTTATTATATAGCTTGTTAGTTAATTTATTCGTTGGACTTAGAAATTACTAAAGAATTAGTCTTTCTTTGTACCACCGAAGGTTACACGAGTTTGTCTATCTTGATTGATAGGCATACTTGGGTGCTGATCCTTCATCAAATCGTTATTAACTGCGTCGTCTCTATCCTGTGTCTGCTTTTTATAATAAGCTTCACGCGACTTAGCGATTTCCTCTGGTATCCTAGCCAGCAATAGGCCGCCAACTCCGATGACTCCTGCATATTTGCCTTCTTTTTGTGTTGGATATTCAGTCTCTGGATATTCGTCAGATCTAACTAACTCCCATCCGGATCTGAGTTTACCGGTCATGTTTTTTGTATCATCAAAACCCATTGACTCAGCTCTTATCCATCTGTGACGATAACCGTCAGGCGCAGGTGGTGCATCTAAAGATGATGGTGGAGTCCAAACTTTTGGTTGTTCGTCTTTAACTCTAGTTTGACTCGCACGTGAGGTGTTTATTTTATTATTTTCCATATGCTTATGCCTCCTTCGTGATGTTTAATTGTTTCGCATATTCTTCTAGCGGCACACCTAATTTTTTAGCAATTGCTACCTGTGATGGCGTGAGTCTCACAGTTTTGCGACCAGTCTTTGTACTACGCGTTGCCGAAGCAACGGTTTGTGTAGGTTTACTCGTCTGTGTTCCCTCTTTTGTATCAAACTTATGGGGAAATTCAAGTCTTATTCTTTTATTTATTTCCGAATAATATTCGTCAGTTTGAGGGTCATAACCTTCTTCTTCGGTTAATTTCTTATGTAAAGCAAAAGCTGTAAAAGTCATAGGCTCATCTGTACCAAACCAACTGTTATCACTAGCCCATTTTTGAGCCTTTGGATCAGGGTTAATTGGTGCTTCTTGAGGTTGCTGTTGAACAGGAGTTCTTACTTCTTGTTCTCTAGCAGGTGCCTTAGCCTCTTCTTTTGCTTGTAGTTCTGTTAATCTAGCAGTCTCATATCCAAGTTTAGATATCTCGGTTTGAGCAGCAACCTCAGATTTAAGGTCACCATCTTCTCTAGCTTTACCTAGTTTAGAAACAGCTGCTTCCATAGCAGACTTTATTCTATTCTCCATTTCAGATACATAACCTGTATCTAAAGTAGACAATCTTTTATTAAGATTATTTTTTTCTGCTAAAACTGTTTTTGCATAAGTTGTGGCTTCGTCTCTTTGCCTTTCAGCCTCACGCATTTTTTTAGTAAGTTTAGCAATTCTTCTTTTTACTCCGTCGCTATACTCTTCTAGTTCGTTTTTCTTTTCTTCAGTTTTCTCTTCAACTGGTTTCGTGTCGTCCTGTTCAGTTCGAACATCCAACTGCTCGCTAGATTTCTCAACTGTATCATCGGACTCATTATCGTACGTAATATTTGGTTCATCTTTTTTTACCTCATTTTCATATGTTCTATCTGCTTCTTTTTCTATCTCTGGCAATTCAACTCTAGCACCACCTTGTGATGTATCGAGATCAATTGTCTTTTCTACTTTTTTAGTTTCTTCTGTGTCTGGCATAGTTTCTCCTATGGGTTAAATATAATGAAGTACAGACTCTGGGTCTTTAATAGTACCCAGTACTTCATCGTCGTTTAATAGACGAACTTCTCCGCCTTCTATTGGTAATCGTGATCCGGCATATCTTGCAAAGATTACCCAATCACCTTTTTTGCACCACGGACCAGATGAAAATCTTTCTTTGTCCGTATAAGCTAGTGGTCCCATTTTTAAAACGTAACCACAATTAGTTGC